GTTCCTTTAGAAACTCAATTGACAAATATACAAACCAGACAATAGTTATAGAATCTGATATAAAAAAACATAGAGAAAATATAAATCAGATTGATGAATATAAAGAATCGCTAATAAAGAATAAAAACATTGATGATAGCATTTTTAAATTAAAAAATTCACAAGTTGCAATTAAAAAGAATATTACAAAACTAACTACTAATAAGATGGAGATACATTCCGATCTTAAGGTTAAAGAAAGTGGCCGTTCTTCTATTATGGAACAACTAGAAGAGATGACCAAGATTGAGAGGGAATTTGAAGCGTATCGTTACTATATGGAAGCTATTAATAAGGATGGATTGCCGTATAAATTGATTTCAAAAACCATACCAAATATTGAGGCTGAAATTAATGCTATTCTTTCACAGATTGTTACATTCTCTATTGCCTTGGACGTTGATGGTAAGAACTTTGGTGGTAGGATTGTTTATGATCACGAACGATCTTGGCCTCTTGAAAACTCATCGGGCATGGAACGTTTTATTAGCAGTCTTGCTATTCGTGTTGCTCTGTTAAAAGCTTCCAACTTACCCAAGTCAAACTTCCTTATTATTGATGAAGGAATGGGCACCCTTGATACAGAATTTTTACACGGAATGCAATTAATGTTTGATTTATTGAAAAGTCAATTTGATTTCGTTATCGTCATCAGCCATTTAGACAATATTCGTGACATGGTGGATAATATCTTAGAAATTAAAAATACTAATGGTTATAGTCATATCAACATACTAAGTTAATTTGATACTTATTTAGTAGAGAACTTTTACATTTATAAATTATGGCAAGAACATTTAGAAGACTTCCTGACCAGGGCCTTTTTAGGACACCTGTTTTAATTGAAGATACTATTTCTTATTCAGAATATTTTGAAGTATCTCAATTAGACAATAGAATCTTTCATGCTGGTAAAAATGGATTCTTAATTCGTGGTACCCAGTTTTTAAAGCCAAATAGTGAAATTTCAATAGAAATACTAGATCGGCTTAATAATCCCGTTTTTGTTAGTCCTGTTGCTGATTATGAAGAGGGAGGATCGCGATTAGTATCTGTTGAAATTTATCAAAAAACGGCTGATGGTTCAGCAAATCTTATAATTTTAGGAACCGCGGACACCTATGCTAATGGTCGCCCAATACCTAGAGAGTGGCAAAATAGGCCAAATGTTCGTTGGATCGTTCCGGTTCAAATCGAAACAGCAAATCCAAATATTTCACCCTTACGATTAGCAAACGAACCTATTGCTGTTATTACTGAAAAAGATTATCTTACTACTCGTATTGATAAGACAACAATTATAAGTAGTCTATATACAGCATCTTTAGATTATGATTATGATGCCAATAAGTCAGATGGGTATGCATTTACCATGTTAAATAATGCTGGCCAACCAGTTACGTTTTTTGATACAGTAAATGTCGATGGAATTTTTACAGGTTCGCTTTTTAGAAAGACAATAGAATCTTCATCTGCGGGGGCAATAACTACCGTTTCGACTGGTGACATCCAAGGCTATGTTACCGCAAGTGTTAGCATGTCTCTTGATAAGGTTTTAAATGAGACAACTGCTATTACACAAACTCCAATTAAGTTTGGAGATGATACAGATTATCTTAATCCACTTTTAATGTCTGGCTCGTTCCAACGAGTTATACGGATTGCTGATTTTGGTGGGGGAGCAACTAAACATACAATTGAACAATATACATCTAGTGTAGTGTTTGAGTATGTTTCTGAATCTTTGGTTAATTTAACAAGTACATCTTCTGTTATGAGTTTTAGAATACCATTTGCACAAACTATTACGGGAGAAGTTGCAAAGGTTAAGATTAGTACAAAAGAATCAAATGCGGCTATCACTTCTTTTGTACCATTTGCAGAATTCGTCCCAGGGGAACGAAACTTAATTACATCTTCTTCCCTGTCTGGGACTCAGATAGGAAGTTTCCACCAAGCTGGGGTATTTACAGAAAGGCATATTTTAGATAGTAATTGGTTTTCTGCTTTGTTCAATAAAGCAGATGGAGATTTTAATCAAACTGATTATGAATCGGATGGTACATCTCTTACATATGGAAAGACTAGCATAACATCTTCTGAAAAGATTCTTGAAGGTGCTGAGGTCGATCATACTGCAAGTGCTGTTCCTTATTTCTTTGGAACAAAAACCGGAATACAATTTTATAAGAATGTTGAATATACTTTAAAATACACAGCGGTTTATACTCCAAGTTTTGTTACTAGTTCTGGCGGCGTGGCTCAGGGTGCTTCTCCATACACAACTTCAAATACAGGTTCATTAAAAACATTCCTAACTAGAACTGCAAACCACATTGATTCTGGAAGTTTTCTTGTCAATGATGCTGAACCAGTTCAAATAGGATCTCTTTCAAAATATGGTATGTGGGTTGATGGTATTAAAACCAGAGATAACGATAAATCTTTATATGAAAGAGAAGTAAATTTTAAAATACCAGGCAATGGATTAACTTATTTAAGATTCAAATCTGAAGACGGCTTTTGGAGTTTGGGAAATATTGAAATTACACCTGCTGTTGAAAAGGGATTTAATCCAGATGAAATTATTTTTGATGCAGAAAATAATATCCTACCAGCTACTACAAATGACTTTAAGGTTCAATTTTTAAATTTTGAAGATACTCATCACCTTATTGGAACAGGCGTATTTGTTTCGGCTAGTAATTTACCGAAAGATGGCACGGATGGATCGACAGGCCCTGGTACTAACTTTGTATTTGTAAGACAAACTGCCAAACCCGCAACTCCTAACAATTCGTCAATTTCGGTGAACGGTGGAGTCCCCACTAGTCCTATTACATGGCATGATAGTCCACCAGCTACACCTCTACAAACTTTATGGGCATCAAAAGGTACACTAGCAGCTGGAGGAACCGAATATGAGTGGGGTGCTGTATTCCAAATAGAGGCAGAAGGAGTAGCTGAACGATTCATATATAGACTAAATAGTAATACAATTGTCAATACCACAGGTACTATGAATTTTGTTACCGGCGTGTTGACTCCCCCAACTGACTGGTCTTCAGCCGTTCCTAGTCTAGCTAGTGACGGTGATATTGTATATGTATCTGTAGGTTTATTTGTTGGATCTCCCACCGCAACAGCACAAGCTATCTTAGGTACTTGGTCAGCTCCAACAATTTATGCTAGAAGAACAGATGGTACAGATGCAAAAAGTGTTGATATCACATCCGCTTATTATTTTATATCATATGCAGCTGATGGCGGTACACCAGCTCCTAGTAGTGCTTTTAATTTAACCGCAACTGCACAGAGTTTTACTGACCCTTACTTTAAGTTTACTGGTGATGGAATATCAGATGAAGGTTCATTTACTGATGGTTCTGGTGCTTCTGATACATTTTCATTCCCAATTCCAACAACCTACTTTTCTACACCAAAAACTTTAAGGGTTGGGGTTGCAGAGGCCGCGGCTTCATCTACTGAGATAGCATTCGACACACTTTCAATTGTAGCAATTAAGCAGGGGTCAGGCGATGATGGTGGCGTTGGCCCCGGCCTGGTCTTCCGCGGAGCCTATGATTCTGGTACAAAATATTACCAAACCGGACTTAGAAAAGATATTGTTAAACACGCTGGTTCTTATTGGATTGTCGATGAGCCGGGCGATACTGGTACAACGTATTGGGATACTCCAGGCTCAGATGATTGGGTCGCTTTTGGTGCACAATTTGATTCCGTAGCTACAGATATTCTTCTTGCCCAACAAGCGACCATTACTCAAGGGTTGGTAATGGGTTCTTTGGATTACTTTACAGATGCTACATGTGATTATAATAATGATCCAACTATTACACATGATGCAAATTCTTCAATTGTTCCGGGCCTTCGTGTTACTGGTACTGGAATTCCAGCTGGATCGTATGTAGCTAGTATAAATTCAACGACTTCTTTTGAGTTGAACGCGTCCACCACGGGTGGATCAGTTACAAACGGCACTCTTACCTTTACACCATATGCATTTTTAAGAAGTGCGGATGCTATAAATCTAACCACGGGCACTGGTTTCTTTATGGATACTTCCGGTTCGTTTAGAGTTGGCGATCCATCTGCAGGACATCTAAAATGGGACGCGGGTACTAGTATAGCCACGGTTGGTGGATGGACACTTGGTTCTACTTTATCTGCTGGTAGTGGTGGTACTTACATTTTGCTCGACCCAGGTAATTCAAAAGTAAGAATAGGCGCTAAAACGAGTTTAACAGATGGTAATACGGGCGTTCATCTTGGAAGTGACGGGTTAGCACTAGGCGCAAGTTCTGTATTTGAAGTTACAGCTGCTGGCGCGGTCACCGCAGCTAACTTAACCATTACTGGCGGTTCAATCAACGTTAACAGTGGAGTATTTACAGTCAGTACCGCAGGTGCGGTCGCTGCAAGTAATTTAACTATTACTGGTGGTTCTTTAAGTGTAGGTTCCAGTAATAGTATTTTTCGTGTAGATACAGATGGTGATTTGTGGATCGGTCACGCCACACAGGGATCAGCACCTTTCCAAGTTTCAAAAATAGGAGCACTGATTGCTACAAGCGCTACAATTACTGGGGCGATCACCGCAACTACTGGTAAGATTGGTGCGTATACCTTATCTGCAACTGATTTGTATGGTCCCCATGAGACATTAAATAATGCTGGAGTATTAATGGTTATAGGAGACATGACGGGAACTCCTAAAATTGCTTTGGGAGCGTCTGCAGATGCTATAACTCACAAGCTTGCTGGAACAGGATTTTATGCTGATGGGGATGGTAATTTTAGAGTTGGTACTCCAGACAATTATATTGCATTTGATTCTGGTAGTGGCATAACACTGCAGGGGACATTATCGGGAACTAACACCGCAGCCTTTGATGGTATTGATATCCCAACAGAAGAGGTCTTTGGGGTAGTATTAACGGGAATGAAAGCCTGGACCCCCGAGGCCACGTCCCATGTCCGCGGTATTCAACAATACAATATTGCAACGATCACGACCACCGCGGCCGACAACGAGTACGCTAAGTTTACTGATACTGGTCTTGAGGGAAGGAGTTATGCTGAAGTATGGGATGATATAGACGCCGCCGCCGAGCTGGCTGGAATATATGATTGGACCACGGTGGACGTTGGCGGCGGCAGTGCGTACATCGACGGGTCCAATATTAACCCAGCCTACCGTCCTACCGCGGGGACGATGGCCGTCGTGGCCTCGTCAGACAGCGATGCATCCCATATAGCGATGTTTGATTCAGCCACCGGCACGGCGCAGGCAGTGAAGACTGACCCCGGCCTGACCTATAACGTGGGCTCGAATGCCTTGACGGCTACCACGTTTGTTGGAGCACTGACTGGCAACGTGACCGGCAATGTTTCGGGCACCGCCCCCGCGGGGTCGCTGACCGGGGGCACGCTGAACTCTGGCGTCACGGCTTCCAGCCTGACCAGTCTCGGCACGATTTCGAGCCTCGTCGCGACGACCGCCGATATCAACGCGGGTACCTTCGACGGCATCGTGGGCGGCACGACGCCAGCGGCTGGCGCGTTCACCACCCTAAATGCTAGTGGTGCCTCCGTCTTCATCGGTAATGTTACAATCGGAAACGAGGGCGGGGATGCGCTAACTTTCTACCCAAACGCATGGACGTTGAGCAACGCTGTCACGATCACTGGCACGTGGGCTAATCTGGGAACCGTAACGACCGTGGACATCAACGGCGGCACGATTGATGGCGCGACCGTTGGAGCGAGCGCACGGACGACCGGCGCGTTCAGCAGTCTAGGGGTCGGGCAGGCGTATGGAGCGGCCGCGCTCGCCATCACGGAGGCAGCGGACGGCCAACAAGCCGTGATCGTCATACACACCGATTCTGATAATCCGTCGGGCATTGAAGTCGATTTCAATGCCCTCACCTCTACGACCGCACGGTCGAAGTGGTTCTTTAGGGGCAAAAAGCAAGGCGGCGCGGTGATGAGCGGGCTCTGGGCTGACGGCGGCGCGACGTTCGCGGGCAACATTGATGGAGCGGGCAAGTGGAGAGCCGCGCCGGTTGAAGCTTTATACGGTGGTACGGGACTGGCCGGATGCACAGCCGGTAGTATTATTTATGCAAATGAAGCCAATAATTGGCTCCAATTAACAGCGTCAGGCCATGATGGAAAATTTCTTAAGTTGGTGAATGGTTTCCCGGCTTGGGCCACCCCGGCCGGGGATATCACATCGGTCATGACTACTGCTAATAGGGGTCTGTCGGGTGGAAACACCACCGGCGATATCGATCTTGAGCTTGATATAGCCGGATTGAACCAGGCGGCCGTCACCGTGGCCAGCGAGATCGCGTTCGAAACAGACACCACAGCTGGACCGAAGAACGCGCGCCTCGATGCGATTCCATTGAATGTATTCAAACCCGACGCAACAACTTCAGCTGAATTAGCTGGACTAATTACTAATGAAACTGGAACAGGACTATTAGTATTTGGAACAAGTCCTACATTAGTAACACCAATTATTGCTGCAACCCATTGGGAAACTGCAACTCATACACACGCAGGTGGTACAACTGGTGGAACAATTGAAATTTCAGCTACAACTGGAACTTTAGCAACAACCCGCGGTGGAACAGGTTTAGACTCATATGCCGAATTTGATTTGATATATGCGCAAGAAGCCAATACACTAGTCGCACTAACTAAGTCGGGCACGGAGGGATGGGTGCTCACTGCTGGAGATGACGGAGAACCGGAGTGGGCCGCTCCCCCAGCGAGTGGAGTAACTTCAATTACACCGGGCACTGGAATAGCTGGTTCTAGTGCAATTACTGGTACTGGAACGATAGCACTTGATTTTGACGAACTAACGGATATGACGGCCGATATATCAGATGGAACAGAATTTATTATACATAATGGCACAGTAGAAAGTCGTAAACGTGCTATTGAAATACAATTAAGTCATTTTAGTAATAATAGTAATTGGACAGCTAACACTGGAACCGTAACTTCAATTGCAACGGGAACTGGTATATCTGGTGGAACAATAACTGGTACTGGTACAATAAGTATTGGACAATCTGTTGGAACTGGAGATGATGTAACATTTGGTACTGTAAGAGTAGATGACGCAATCGCTGCAACAAATAAAACGACAGGAGCACTTATAGTTGAAAATGGTGGTGTGGGTGTTGCTTTGAACGTTTGGGCTACTGATGTGGTTGCTACTTCCGACATTCGATTGAAGAATGTGGTTGGTGGAGTATCTAATGCACTTTCCACGGTCAATAAATTAAATGCCATTCGATATACTTGGACAGATGAGAGAGATGATAAAGAACATGTCGGATTCTCTGCTCAAGATGTTCTTAAATTGGTACCCGAAGCGGTTTATGGAAGTGAAGAAACAGAGTATGGAATTTCATATGGTAAATTGGTTCCTGTACTGGTCGAAGCTATTAAGGAATTGACCGCAGAGGTAGAAGCCCTAAAGAAGAAGATAGGGGATTAAGTGACTAAACGATTGGAGGAACTTGAAAAATGTCAGAGCATCTAGTAGATTCTACACCATCAATTATTGAAGTACGAAATGTATTAGGACTTAGCAGCTCCCCCACCCACTTGTTAACTGATATTGGGGGTGCAACTACAAACGATTGCGCAGACCCTGGAGGAGATATTGCAGCACCAATTCATTTACTAGAATGGGCCGGCTATAATCATGCTGCAACACCGGCCGCTCCTTCAGGATTTTCTGGAAACCCATCAAACAGCTCGTCACCATCCGAACAGCAGAGTCAGGATAGTCATGTATATATGTCTTGGAGTACAGTAAGTTGTGCTGTCGATTATCACGTTATGGCAGCTTCCGGTTCTGGCGGATCTTTTATCAAATTAGCCTCGACCCTGGAAGAGGAATTTTATGTGGACGACCTAGAAGACGCGGAAGAGAGTAGATATTATAAAATTATTGCACAGGCACTTCTTGATGGATCTGCCCCCGGCGCAGATTCTGCAGAATTGCACTTAAAGACAACACCGTCACACCCAAAGAGCCCCGTGGCCGATGGTGGGGATGGTGGCACGGACCCCCCCGGCGATTGCACAACAGGGAATATAACAATCACAGTCAGTTGGAATAATGGTGCGTCTCCGGGCATACGAGTTTCTGAGGTTGAATGGCGTTGGAAGAAGATTCCCGTAGGAGGCGGCGCGTCGTATAGTGAATATCTAGGACCAACAGCTGTGGGTGCAACGTCATTTACTCAGGATGTCGGCGCGGCTAGCGGGCATGTTCACGAAGATGAATTCGGATTTGAGCTTCGTTATGTTGATGGTGGTGGGGGAAGTGGATCTCCCGTGTCAGCAACGTCCTCGCTTTTCTGTCCCGACTAATGGATGTGATTGTTTTATGAAGAAGAAAGTTAATCTAGCCGCAGCATCCTGTCCGATTGGTAAATGGGATTCCACAAATTGAGTGATATTTATAGTAAACCTTAACTATACAACTATACTAATATGAGAAAAATAGCAATTTACGCTGGTCGGTTCCAACCTTTTCACAAAGGACACGATTCTGCGTATACACAGTTGGTTGATAAGTTTGGAGAGGAAAACGTATATATTGCTACCTCCGAACCCAAAGAAACTTCTGAAAGAAATCCATTTAAGTTCGGTGAGAAGAAGCAGATTATGACCGCTATGTTTGATATTCCATCAGAACGAGTAGTTCAGGTCAAGAATCCTTACAAACCAGTAGAAGTTCTTTCTAAATTTGACCCAAAAAAGACTGCTTTCATAACAGCGGTCGGTGAAAAGGATGGTGATAGACTATCTCATGGTAAATATTTCAAGAAATATGACGCTGATGATGAGCTATCCCCATACCAAGATCGTGGATACTTTGTAACGGTACCTAATTTCCAAGTAGATGATACTGTAATGTCTGCCACGAAGATTAGAGATAACCTGGGGAACCCTGCTATCTCTACTGAAGACAAAATTGACTTTTTCAAGAAATTATACGGAGACTTTGATTCAAAACTCTTCCGAATGATGAAAGATACCATTGAAAAACGTTCTACAGAGCCCGCAAAGTCGGCTGCACCGAAGAAAACGAAGCGTGATTCTTCAATTCTTAAGAGAAGGGTCACAAATCCCCAAACTAGAAGGGATATATTGGTCAGAACCGCTTTACAATACGATAAAAACCACCCAGTTTATAAACTTGCAAGGAAGCTGTTTGAGCGGGGACCAATGAAAGAGGTGTTTGTGTCGGTAATGGTAGAAAATGCTTTGATTGATCAATATAATTCATTAGTTGATAATTTTATTGGTAAAAAAGGAAGCGATTATAAGATTGAACTGGGGGATTCACAAACAACCATTGAAAATAAGTGTAAAGAAGCATATAAACAGGGTGTATTTTATTATCCATTGGTTCATGCTCTTGGTGCGGTTATAGAGGACGAAGACAATCCTGAATTAGAGGAAGAGCCTGCGTTAGATGAGAAAGAAACCTCAACAGCACGCGTAAGAAAATATTATAAGAGACATCCAGAGAGGGTTAGACGGTATTTGAAGAAAACCCAAGATGATCGTGTGATTAGAAATCGTGATCGTCAAAGGGCAATCCGTAAACATGGTAAAGCAAAGATGAAAAACCACGATGTTCATCATCCAAAGGGTGTGAATGGTGGTAAGTGGGTTCTTGCTAAGAAAGATCATGGTAGAGATAAGAAAAAAACGAATGAAATCTTTATTATGGAAGGTGGTGCTGCTGGACACATGATGCACCCATATGAAGATGTGGATTTGACGTTTGATGATTATAAAGAGATTATTGATCAAGGTCTTTTAGGTTCAATGGGCGACGAAAAGCCTGTTACAGAGAAACTAGATGGACAAAATATAGCGTTTTCCGTTGTTGATGGTGAGATTAGATTCGCTAGAAATAAGGGACATGTGAAAAATGGTGGTGATCGGGCCTTGACAGTTAAGGGAATGATGGATAAATTTAAGGATAGAGGTAGTATTGAACGTGCATTTGTAGGAGCGGCCAGAGATCTTGAAACAGCTATTAAAGTTTTGCCAGACAATCAAGTTAAAGAAATGTTTGGTAATGGAAGTAAATTTATGTCCGTAGAAATCATTTTACCCGATTCTACAAACGTTATTCCTTATGATAAAAACGTTCTTATTTTCCACGGTACTATTGAATATGATAGAGATGGAAAGCCAGTATCTTCAAGTCAGGATGATGCAAAAACATTTAGTGATCAAATTTTGAAAGTTGGTCAACACAAACAAAAAATCTTTGGACTTCAAGGGCCAAAGGTAATTACGTTTAATAACAAAGATATTAAAAAGATGGAAAAGAAGGCTAAGAAATTCCATAGAGAAATTGATAGACTTAGAGATGAGTTTGGTTTAAAAGATAGTGATTTGGTTCGGGACTATTATGCTAAATGGTGGGAACGTGAGGTCAAAAAGGAGTTGGAACAAAAAGGACTGACAGCAGATGACGATACAATGGAAGGATTGGTTAATCGTTTTGCTTTTGATGACAAGACAATGCAATTAAAAGACATCGGAGATCCTGAAATTAGAAAATGGGTATCTGAATATCAAAAGACTAGATTGCGCGACGTTAAGAAGGTTGCACAAAATCCATTTGAGATGGTGTTCTTGAAGGTTGGTGCTACTTCCCTGGAAAGAATTTCAGATTTCTTAGCATCAAACAACCCAGGAGCGATTGATCAGATCAAGAAGGAATTAGAAACAGCAATGAAATCTGTGAAAGCAGAAGATGTTAGCGATCAAGCAGAAAAATTAAGAAAGGAATTTGACAGATTACAACAGGTTGGAATAGATAAGTTGGTTCCATCAGAAGGAATTGTATTCATATATAAAGGACAACCCTATAAGTTTACAGGAACATTTGCTCCGTTGAATCAAATTCTTGGTACATTTAAATTTGGTGGCGCGCCGACTGGAGAACCAACCGCAGCACCTGGCGCACCTGCTGCTGGAGAACCGGACCCCGAAACGGATAAGGATTTTATAAAGAAATATTATGGGGATCGGGTTAGAAACCCATTAACAGGCAAAGATATTACAGTTCAGTCAGCATTAACGTATGACAAGACGCATCCAGCGTATAGAGTAGCAATTAGATATTTATCAAGTAAAATGGGATAGGGTTATGAAGAAAAAAGAATTTGTAAAAGTTCAGAAACAAATTAGCAATCAAATGAACAAGTATGCTGATAAGATTATTGTTGGTCAGTATACAGGTGAAAAAGAACCTAAACGAAACGAGGGAGATTTTTGGAAAGATCATAATGGAAAGCAATGGACGGTTAAGAATGGAATAAAACAATCTATAAGTCCTCTTCAAGGCGCAAAAACGCCGTGGTGGTGTCCTGTCTGTGGAAAGAATATGACTAAGCTAGATGTTAATACTTTCAGAGCTACTAGTCAATGTTATGATTGTGTAGCTAAAGAAGAGAGTAGATTGAAGATAGACGGTCTTTGGGACAAACACAAGGAAAAGAAAATTTTAGAAAATCAAATTGATTGGTTGAAGGATAGAATTGTGGAATTAACTTATTATCACGATACTCTTTCAAACCCAGAAATTCAACATTTTGATTCAAATACTGGGGCTATTTTGAAGATAGATAAATATTCAATGCCTCTTGATACGGTTAAGAAGGATCTTAGGACTGAAGTAGTTGGTATGAATAAATCATTGAAAGAAAAAGAAATAGAATACGAAGAGAAATATGGAGAGCAAAATGGAGCTGTTACAATTACTGACAAATAATGTAAAGCTTGTTATAGCTATCATGATGACCGCTTCTATTGCTGGGTATATAACATCTTGGACAAAACAGACTGAGATTGATAGATATATTGAAGAATATGAGCAATTTGAAGAAGAGGCTGCGGGTGTTAGGGAGTTTGCAGACAGTCTTCAAGAGAAGTTGGTTGAAAATGACCTTGAAGTTCAAGAATTACAAGATAGTATGATAGTAATTGTTTCTAATCTAAACACTAGTAAAGATAGAATTGCAGAGTTAGATAGAGAAAGACAAGAATTAAAAGCTCAAGTGACGGATAGTGTTTTACATGAAACACCACCAGAAGTAATAGAATATGTACAGGTGGTGGAACAAGAAAATGAAGAATTAAAGGTTGCTCTTAGTGCTGCTGATATGTTACAACAGAATTTAGTGAATCAAGTTACACTATTAACAATGTCTCTTGATACTCAAACACTGAGGGCAGATTCTTTGTACACTATAGTTCTTAATATTCCCGAACCTCCGTCCAATCCAAATAAAGTTTTTGGATTTATACCAAAACCATCACGAATGCAATCTTTTTTCTTTGGAGCTGCTGTAGCAACTATAGTGGTCTGGAAAACACACATACATTAAAATATGACTGATAATCTAAAAGATATTATTAAAAAAGAATATTTAAAATGTGCATTGGATTGTGAATATTTCCTAAGAAAGTATTCTTATATTCAAGTACCCAATAAGGGTCGCCAACTTTTTGAATTATTTGATTACCAAGCTGAGGCTCTTCATGCATTCCAAGACCATAGGTATAATATTCTTTTAAAGGGTAGACAAATAGGTATTTCTACTCTTGTTGCTGGATATGCTTTGTGGAGAATGTTATTCAAACGAGATGAACAAATTTTGGTCATTGCTATTAAACAGGATGTTGCTAAGAATCTTGTAACTAAAGTTAAATTTATGCACCAACTACTTCCTGTTTGGTTGAGAGGAGATCTTATAGAAGATAATAAACTTACTCTTCGTTTTGGTAATGGTTCAACAATTAAAGCAACTGCAACTCGCGAGTCGGCTGGTCGTTCCGAAGCTCTTTCTTTGTTAATACTTGATGAAGCTGCTTTTATTGACGGCGCGGATGAAATATGGACATCTTCTCAGGCAACCCTATCTACCACAGGTGGTTCGGCTGTATTAGTTTCAACTGCTAATGGTGTTGGTAATTTCTTCCATAAGACATGGGCAGACTCGGAAGCGGGAGAAAATGATTTTTATAGAACTTTGTATGATTGGAGAGTACACCCCGATAGAGATGAAGCGTGGGCGGAAGAACAGCGTCGTCAAATGGGAGAACTTAGATTTGCTCAAGAACACGGAGCTTCGTTTATTTTCTCAGGAAATACTGTCATATCTGCAGAAATATTAGAATTTTATAAACAAACTTTTGTTCAAGAACCAGTGGAAGTTCGTGGATTTGATAATAATTTATGGGTATGGCAACAGCCGGACTATACAAAATCATACATTGTTTCAGCCGATGTAGCGCGAGGGGATGGAGAAGATTATTCTACATTTCATATAATTGATGTAGATGCTTCTGAACAGGTTGCAGAATATAAAGGTAAAATATCTCCAAAAGAGTTTGGTAATCTTTTAGTTGCTGCAGCAACTGAATATAATGATGCAATTATTATTCCCGATAATTCAAATATTGGTTGGACAACCATTCAACAAATTATTGATCGTGATTATCGTAATCTCTTTTATATGAGTAAGGATTTACAGTACATAGATACTATGCATCAGATGACGAATAAACACTATTCAGAAGAAAAGAAAATGGTTCCCGGTTTTACAATTTCTCAAAAAACAAGACCTCTATTGATAGCTAAATTAGAAGCATATATGAGAGAACAGTCAATTATAATTCGTTCATCTAGAATGATGACAGAATTAGATACGTTTATTTGGAAAAATGGAAAAGCAGAAGCTATGGGTGGGTATAATGATGATCTAACTTTGGCGTTAGCAATTGGATTGTGGGTAAGAGATACCGCTTTACGTTTAAGATTAGAAGGAATAGAATTAAATAAACAAATGTTAAATAGCATTTCTGGCAAATATACAAAGGCTGTATTTACTTCTGATTCACAAGAGGAAAAGAGTGCCTGGGAAATTGACGTTGGTCAAGAAAAGGAAGATATAAGATGGTTACTGGGTTAAGAATACTACTTATAATACAGAAAGACCTTTACAGACAACACGTATAATGGTATAGATATGGATAAGGAAACTTTAATTTCAATTATTCGCGAAGAGATTCATAATGTTCTTCAAGAAAGATCAATGACTGATGCAGAAATAGAAGACAGAGAGCAAATCGTTTTAAATTTGAAAAAGAGAGCAAAGGATCTTAAGAAGAGATATGGAGACGATTGGAAAACCGTTATGTATAAGATAGCAACATCAACTGCAATGGGCACATCCAAAGATTCAGATGCAAGGGGATAAATAAAAATGCCACATATTAGATTAATGGGATTGATTGACCTTCCCGCACTTGGACAACTTAATAATAGAGATAGAGAAGCATACGCCCATCGTGGATGTGCAGGTCATTCCAAGTCTGGATTAGATTGGACACCAGAACCAGATGCTGTTGATGGATCTGAACTTGCTACAGACAGGGCAGGAGAAATTCAGGCAGAAGACACCGAAATTACAGAACCTATTGTGGAAGGAATGTATGAAGGTGACGAGGGGGTTGACAATCGTCCCTTAAAGTCTTATATTATGTCTATACATAAACAGGCCTCGGAACTCTATAATATATTAGATGATACCGAAGATCCCGAAGAGTGGGTTATGGAAAAAATTAAAAGCGCTACCGCATCAATGAACGCAGTTCATGGTCATATTGCTTATGCAAAAGATAAAGTAGAATCGCTAGAAGGAACTCCAGGGGAGAAGCCACAAGAAAGAGGCTATTAGAAGCTCATGGCAGACACATCCGTATTTAAAAGATTAAAACGGCTTTTTTCTACTCAAGCAGTAGTTAGAAACATTGGTGGTAAGAAATTAAAAGTATCTGATACCGCCCAGACCCAAGCATATGGGACTAGAAACATTATTGATCGCTATAGAAGGGTTTATAACGCTGGTCAATATGGATATGCGGCCCAAAGTAATTATGATACTTATTCGTCATTTCAGCAAGCTAGATTACAGCTATTTCGTGACTATGATTTAATGGATCACGACCCCATCGTCGCATCAGTTCTCGACATTTATGCTGACGAATCCACAGTTAAGAATGAATTTGGTGAAATGATTTCTATTAAATCAGATAACGATGAAATTCAAAATATTTTGAGTAATCTTTTTTATGATATTTTAAATATAGAATTTAATCTTTGGCCTTGGGCTAGAAATATGTGTAAGTATGGAGATTTCTTTCTATATTTGATATTAGACCCCGAACATGGGATTAGTAATGTAATTCCCCTTTCTGTTTATGAAACTGGAAGAATAGAGGGTGATGAAGAAACTATGAATCCATTTAATGTAAGATTTAGAGTTGATACTCAATATTCTTTCTTACCAAAGAAAGAGTTTGATAATTATGAAGTTGCACACTTTAGACTTCTTTCTGATTCAAATTTCATGCCTTATGGTAAGTCTATGATTGAGGGTGGGAGAAGGATTCATAAACAACTTCGTTTGATGGAAGACGCGATGTTGATTCATCGAATTACCAGAGCCCCCGATAAGAGAGTTTTCAAGGTGGATGTTGGTAATATCCCTCCTGCGGAAATCGACAATTATATGGAACGGATTATTAACCAAGTTAAGAGACAACCCCTGGTCGATCAGAATACTGGTGAATATAATATGAAGTTTAATATGCAAAATATTTTAGAAGATTTTTATATGCCAGTTCGCGGAAAGGATTCAGGAACAGAGGTTAATAATCTTTCAGGTCTTACATTTAATGCTATTGAAGATGTTGATTATTTATTAAAAAAACTTATGGCTGCTTTTAAGGTTCCCAAGTCTTTCATTGGATATGAGGAAGATATAAGTGGAAAGGCCACATTAGCTGCTCAGGATGTTCGTTTTGCTAGAACCATTGAAAGAATTCAA